CGAACATTATTCTTATCAACTTCTCCCGCGTCATGTGTAATGATAATAGGTTTGCCTTTGTAGCTTTCCAAAGATTTTTCTTCAAAAACATACTCAGGCAGACGAAGTTCTCTTCTTGTGGTGCCGTCGGAATTTTTGTACTCGAATATACCGCAAGTCGTCACAATCGGATGATCTACTAAATAGCCTTCCTCAGTATAATAGGTCTTATCCAACGGCAAACTGTCCAATCTCCTGTTTATCAACAATCACTCCTCCTCTTTACATAGGCAGTTCCAATTCCTCAATATCAAATACCGGGAGAGCACAGCACCTGCATTGATAATCTTCTCCCGGATGACATCTTCGTCCTCCATCCGTTTCAGGAGGATTATCCCAACTGAATATCTTTCCTTCAAGCTCCGCATGACTTTCTCTCACTCTTTCATCAAGGCATGTTGACCATTCATATCTTGATATTCCCGCGTCTTTTTGCTGGTGTTTTGTAATCGCAGCGTTCAGTTTCGCGGTCTGATCCCTTGCTATAAGCTTTGCCCGTCTTTTATCCAATCCATATTGTTCCTGCAAATCGCTCACAATGCCGCTTGGCGGCTTTCCTTCCATATAGTTACGATAGACACGTTCTTTTATATTTCCAAGTGATTCCTTTGAAACCGAACTTATCAACTTCACATTCTCAGCTATCCACTTTTCAATCATATCTTTATAAAAATCACCCGAATAATAATCTTCCATCAGATTTATTCCAAAAGTCTTATGAACTGTCTTTTTCCACTCCGCAGTTGATAATTTGGTATTCAGAGATGAGAGATTTTTCAACTGTCTTTTTAAATCATACATTCCATAAGATGCAGAAAGTTCCTTATCCATGCTTTCAAATAAGGGCTGTAGCCTACGAAGTGTATTATCAACTTTTTCAAATCTCACAAATTTCCGCCGTTTTTCATTATCTTTCTTCCTGTTCTTTGCGTCCGCATTAAAATCAGATGTCCCGTCACTAATAATTCTCTTAAGCTCCGGTATATATTTCATCAGCACCTGCTTTTCGATAGCCATATACTTATTTATAATTCTTATATATTCCCTTTCCGCACCAACAGGATATTTAGGAATGTACTTCGCTGTAACCTGCTTCTTTCCTCTGCTCGTTTTTTTTAGCTGCTCACGAAAGATACTTCTTCTTACCTCATCATCCAATAGTTCGCCTCCTCTCGTCCTCTATTTCAACACTTTTGTATTTCAGAGTATATTTACCGTTTAAATACAAAAATCCCCGCACAGCCACGATTAGGTGGGGTACAGGGTATAATAAAAGAGCCTCACGCACAGAAAGGCTCTTTCTACTGAAATTATGCTATTTTTCTTCCGCATGTATAATTACTATCAACTTCTTAAAACAAGTGGTATGTTATTCTTCTTTCTCGTCTTCGTCCTCCTCGTATTCAATCTCCTTTATTCCACCTGACATCATAAAGTGAATAATTTCAGAGGAATTCGCTTCAGGATTTTCTTTTATATAATCAATCAGTATATCAATTTCATCATATTCCTTAGCAAGAGAACATAGACCGTCCACAAAATCCTTATATGAATCGGATACGTTTTCTAAAAGCTTCCTTAATTCATCCATATCGGCACCTCTAATCTATAAGTTTTTTAAAATAAATATCATATTCATTAAACCCATGGTTCATAAAGAAATATTTATAATTGCCATTGTGCATAATACACTCGGTTTTCCCTTCAAACCGTGCATGATAGACATCGTTTATGGCATGAGTAACCTTTGCCTTTTCTTTCTTTGAAATTGGTAATGTATTTCTTTCTTTTACTTTACCACCCTTAGACTGTGCTTTCAAGGATTTCTCATTTTTTTTCGATTTTCCAAATACTTTAGGATTACCGCTAATCTGCTCACCGTTTTCATTCACTTCGATATGCTGCCCGCCTACGGTAATCCAGTCATCCGCATTATTTGCCTTATTACGCAAGCCCTTAAGTATCCGTGACAATTCCTGCAATGACAAAGCAAACGGTAGGAACAAAGCTTCCTTATGGATATTCGCCAATGTCTCAAATCGTGCATTTTCCATTTCAGCATTAAAGCACATAGGATTTCCGAAGAATTCCATACATAAAAATACCTGAGATGTTCCGTAAATCTCAGACATTTCCGTTATGACAGCAAGGGGAATAAGACTTTCGGTATCAATATTGATGCCGAATTCTTCTCTTGCTTCCCTTGCTGCGGCTTCCTCCGGCTTTTCTCCTATTTCAATATGCCCTCCCGGTCCGCAAACTAATCCGCTATCTTTTCGTGTTCCGACAAGAATTTTTCCTTCCTTTACTACAATAACACCACAACCTGTCGGTGTTATAGATTCGCTTTCATCGTCTGCCTGTTTCTCTTGCAACTCTGTATTGGAAGCTTCGGACATTTCAGCTGGTTTTTCCTGTCTAATTGGCGTTACATCTTTAATTTCATTCCAATCTCCGTCATCTTCATCTAAAATATTATTGATTGTAAACTCTCCGTTTTCCGCAAGACGTTTTCTTATTTCACTTGCGTCAAGAGCCTGCATATCAACATAAACTTGTGCAGTCTGTGCTTTAACATACTCCGTATCAGCTTTTATTTTATCTACATTAGCTTGTTCTGTAGCGCTTAGACTCCAAAGTGGTTTAAATTCAAGCGTATAATCCGGTATATCATCAAATTCTCCATTATATTTCCCTGCAATCAATATAAAATCAATCAGAATACCGAGGTTGTTCTTAAGGTTGAGCTTCTGTATTTTATTTACGAATTTATAATAATTTTCCATATCGCTTTCACCTGTAGAATTTTCTCCTGCAGGTGAACGACCGAACAACTTTGTCTGTGGAATTTCCGTAATGGCGGAGAGCATATTGCAAGTCGCATCCATAATATCCTTTACACCGGCAAACGACATGTTCTTATAGTCGTAATCCTCACCGTCCGCGTCAATAGCGATACTATTGATAATCCCTTTTGCCATGTCAATGATACGCAGTCTTTCAAGTACCTGTTCTTCTCCCTCATCAGTGGTAAGGAGCTCCGCAAGGTCTTTCATCTTATATACAGCCTGTACCGCTCTATCAAGCAGCTTAACACCGCTTCCATGAGATGTAACAGTTCTCTGCAGGTCTTTATGTATTTTTGCATATTCCGGCATACCAAAAAAACGATATTCTGTCCTCGTACTCATAGACGGGAGAATACCGTTTTTAAATAATAGGCACCTGCTTTCATGAACCCGAAACGAAGAACCATACAGAGGAAATATGTCATAAAACTCCGGCATACCGAATTTAGACTTTTTTTCATCTGCTTTAATTTGATAAATACTGTTATAATCAGGAGTTACAAGTGGACGCTCAAATACAAGCAACTCCTCAATTCCTCGTATATTATCTCTATCAACCGGTTCTGTAAGTTCTTTTCCATCATCGATTATCATTACCATCAGCGCTCCTCCATAAAGTCTTGACCACTTTATAGCTGTTGCTGTTTTCTCTTCAAAATCCAGTTTATCAAGTGAATTATTTATAAACTTTTCTATATCCGCATTGCTCAATCCATAAGAAAAACCGCTGCTTACCGCGTCATCAGATGGAATGTCTATAATCTTTGAGAAAAGACCGTTTTCCTCATAATTAATCGTCAGTTCTATATCGCTTACATGCTCACCACTCTCAAAGCGATAGTGTTCCGATACATCATCATTTGTCCCGTATTTATTCAGCAAGTTCTTATAGCCGTCACTGCGAATTTCTTTTTCAATTCCATCTGCTATATCTTCCTTTACTTCGCTTTGCATAGTTTGTCACCTCCTTAGCTCATCAAACTTTCGATATTAAACGTTTTTTTCTTATAGCACGATAGAGCCACCGCATCTGCCCTGTCCGGTGAATCTATTCCTCTTTTTTTCATCTCTTCTTTGCTCTCTAATACCATCTTGCCTCTGCTTGTAAGGCGATACTTCCTAATTGAAAGCTGTGCCACCAACTCATTATCATTCTGAAGACTTATTTCTTCCGCCATAAGCAGCTCCTTAACAGTCCCCCATAAATAAGTTGTCATATTATCGTATATATCTGAAGCCTTTTCTTTTTCACTCGTCATATCATCAGGCACCTTTCCTGCGGCATTTACTGGCACAATTACCAAGCGATTCAAATTTTCTTCTTGTTTCACTTCTGCCAACCTGTCGGTAACTCCGCCACCGAGACCACAGTCGTCAATATTTACAAAAATTTTTCCTCTATACTGAGGAAATTCCCTTATAGCAGTTCTATATTGTTCAACAATCCTTCCTACAGTTATCATAAGGCTTTGTCCTCGAAACATTACAGGAAGAGTAATATTCCCGCCAACGTTACGTGCTATGATTGTTTCGTCAGAACCATACCTTGCTACATCAACACCAAAAGATATTCGCTCTATAGGTTTTTCAGGCAAGTCAAGCATAGTACAATGTTCAATAATTGAAAGTATAATGAACACATCATCTTCCTGTTCCGGAAATTCCCCATCTACACGCACTTTTACAACATTACTGTTTTTTCCATATTTTTTATCAAGAGCAGCTATATTATCTTTATTTGTTCGAGGGCTATTTCTCGACGATACTGTATGACACTTATATTGCGCCCTATCCCCATTAAAAGCGTCAAAAAAAGTGCCGGAAGTTTTTGTGGGATTTCCGCACATCAATAGTTTATTATTCTCGCCTGACAGCGTGCCGAGGATAGCTTCCATAATCGGATCCGCAACTCCAGAGGCTTCATCAACAATAAAGAGCATGTTCGATTCGTGAAATCCCTGCATATTCTCCGGCTTTGTAGCAGTCCTTGCAACAGCAAACCATCGTTTCTCATATCCTTTCATGTATATATATGTCTTTGTCCATTTAAGTATTTCAGTTAAAAACGGTGACTGCCCCATCCATTTACTGATTTCGGACCACAGGACGTCATGAAGCTGTTGTTTGGTAGGTGCTGTAGCGACAACTCTCGGATACGGAAAACAGCAAAGAAACCAAAGAAGTGAGACTGCTTCCATGCCCGTTTTTCCTAAGCCTTGTCCAGACTTTATTGCAACTTTGGGTGTATCAGCCAAGTCTTGTAAACTTGTTATTTGCCATTCATCCGGCTGAAACATCAATATCTCTTTCGCAAACATAACAGGATTATTTCTATACACTTGAATCCTACTTTGAAAAAAATCTCTTCTGTTTAATTTATGTCACCTCCCAAAACTGCGGTAATCCAATCATCAACCGCTTCATTTCCTGACGCTTTATCTTCAATCTTCATACGTTCGAACCGAATCTTTGACAAAATTTCAATTGCCTTTACCTTTTTGCTTTGAACCGAGGAAAGCTCCTGTTCCAATCTGGCAATGATAAAATCTTTGTTTTGTGTATTTGTTGCTATATTGTAAGTTTCACCAGGAAGTCGCTCACCTTTTTTAACCTTTTCCAATATTCTTTCTTCATATAATTTCTTTTCATCATTATCCTTAAAAGAACGTTTACTTTCTGAACGTGTCACACCCACGATACTTACTTCACCTTTTTGATTGCGGTATTTATTTATAGCTTTTAAAATCCTACGCTCACGAATAGATGATAGCCTTATATCTTCCATAAGAAGTTGTTCTTC